ACGACGAGTCGACTCGCCTGAAACTTAGCTATGAACTCATGACACAAGCCGCAAAGCTAAGATGGTATGCTCCATGCATCAAGCATTACTTGACTTCTCACGTGCAATCAAAGTTTATGTACGTTTATCCATCTGAATGGGATATCGCGCTCTTCTTACCAACAGAACGTTTCGTCAAAGCAAGAAAGAACCAAGTTTGGATGGACACGAAAAGAATGCTAGGAGTTACTAAGTAATGGCAACACCAGCTGAGATTCAAAGACAACTGGCGGCCGCGCGAACAGCAAAACGGGACGCCGAAGTAAAGAAGCAGCGCGATGCCATATCGGCAAAACGAGAAAGGGAGCGCCTTCAGGCTGAGGATAAAAGGGCGATTGATGCCTTGGCCGCGTCCGAGAAAGCTAGACGACAAAGAGTATATGGTAAAGCGGCTGAAGCCGATTTTGAAAGGTGGCAGGCTTCACCTGCAGGTTTAGCAGCTTTAACCGCCTATCGCGAAAAAAACCCAACTCGAGGAACTGTCGGCAATGCACGCGATGAAGAAAGACAGCGAAGAGATGACCTTGCTGCAATTGAGCTATTTAGAAAAACGTTCGTCGCTCGTCGTATCAATAACCTAGCTACCGCAGATGAAAATGCCTTCTACGCCTCGGGTCCGGCGCCGGGCGCTGCCGCGGCAACACCTCCTCAACAAGAAGTAGCAAAAGGTACAGCAGGCACGTCGGGTACTGCAGCTCAGGGCACACAAAGCGTTGCAGCTGCAGATAAGTCTTTGCTGCCTTTACCGAAAGTAGTAGTCGAAGAGCGTCTAAGAGGAGAAGGCGTTAATACTAATCTAGAAGAATATGAAAGAGATTCAGCAGGTAGTAATACTGGCGTAGCGAAGGCAACCACCTCTAATCAGGCGTTTTCTGTTAATAGACGCCAAGGTCAAAGCTTTAACATCGGTAGATTCAGAGCCGAAGTTTCTGGTGCAGACAGTGTACTGCCTACACACAGCTTCTTAGTAGTTTTTGCTCCGATGCCATGGGCAATACAAAAGTTTCCAATAGCGGCTGGAAATCTCGATTCGATTCTTACGATGAGATGTGATAACGTTGTTCTTCCTTCGATCAACCTGTTACAAGAACAAAACATTCGAAGATACGGATTCGGTCCAGTTGAAAACGTTCCATACGGTGTAAATGTCGGAGACTTTACTCTACAGTTTATCGTCGATAAAAATGCTTTTGTCGTACAGTTTTTTGAAGAGTGGTTAAATAAGATCGTTAATCGCGACTCTTTTGGAGGAGCGAATATGAATAATGTTCTTCCAGGCGGTCGTAGACCATATGAGATCGCATATAAAGACACTTATGCATGTAGCTCAATAAACGTATTCGTATATGACAGATCTCAAAACAATGTCATGGAATACAATATATATGATGCGTTTCCTACTGGCATTCAAAGCATGAATATGTCATGGAGCGAAGAAAACGAATTGATGAAATTAAATATCACTTTTTCTTTTACAGACGTTCGAATCAAACAAAGTCCGGCAAAAAATAAAAAAGAAGCCGCAGGCGCGTTTGGTTCCTCTGTCGATTTTCAAAACGCTCTCGTAAATGGGCCGAAAATGACCGATGCCGAACTCAAAAGTTTCTTATCGTCGAATCCGCTAGTCTACGCCGGTTCGCTTACAGATTTGACTAAGGAAACTATTACAATCGGCGATGGAGCTAGAACGAGAGGTTCGGTAACACCCGTTCAATTGAATACCGCGGCCACAAGTCAAACTGCAGATGTTCCAGTGCAGAAAACCGTCTCGACTCTCAACGTGCGCATCAACCCCCCAGCTTAATACATAATTTATAATTTAGGAGAATATATAATGCCTTTACCAAAAATCGATCAACCACTCTTTGACGTGATTGTGCCCTCTTCGGGTAAAAAGATCCTCTTTCGCCCATTCTTGGTGAAAGAAGAAAAGATCTTGCTGATCTCTCAGCAAGGCGGAGAAGATACTGATGTGATCAGAGCTATCAAGCAGATCTTAAGACTGTGTGTACAAGACGAAGATTTTAATGTCGATAATCTGACAACCTTCGATCTTGAATATTTGTTCTTGAAGCTTCGCGCGAAGTCTGTCAACAACATTGTCAAGCTATCTTATCGTGATAACGAAGATGACAAGGTTTATGACTTTGAACTGAATCTCGATTCGATTGAAGTCGAAATGCCTGAAGGTGTAGACTCGACTATCAAACTCTCTGATACTATTTCAATGATCATGAAATATCCGAGTGCGAGCATCACCGATAAGATCACACAGTTTGACAATGAAGTCGATCTGATGACTTTCTTTATTATCAACTGTATTGATACGATTCTGACAGACGAAGAAATTTATCCTGCTTCTGAATACAGCGACAAAGAACTTGAAGAATTTATCGATCAATTGCCAGTGAATTCTTTCGAAAAGATTCGTGAATTCTTTGAGAAGATGCCGAAGCTGTATCATAAGATCGAATACAAAAATGAACTTGGTAATGATAGGAGTATCGAGTTAACGAATCTCAAAGATTTTTTTATGTGGCGCTGAGTCACAACTCGCTTCAAAACTACTATAGTATGATCTTTGCTTTGGCTCAGCATCACAAATATTCGATAACTGAGATCGAAAACTTAATACCTTATGAAAGAGATCTCTACGTTGATTTATTAATGGCTCATCTTGAAGAACAGAGACAAGAAATAGAGAGTAGAAGAAAGTAATGCCTAGGTTATTTGAAACACCGGTTTCTGCTGCAGTAAAATCGACCATCGAAGGTACTTTCGGTCTAGCAGGAAAAGTAGTAGAAGCTGCTGGCAATGCCGTGCGCGGCGTTGGAGAAGCGGTAGGAGGAGCTCTCGAAGGAGCTCTTTCTCCTGCACCGGTAACTGTTATTAATGGTGTTGGTATGGCAGGTCAAGCCGGAAAGTCGAAAGTGTCTGGTTCAGGCACTATTCCCGCTTCTCCTAAAAAGTCTGCACGACCGGCTGTCAATCCAAATATGCCTACAGAAAAACTGTTAGTAGTAGCAGTCAATTATCTTTCTTCGATTGAAAAAACTCTTGAGCAACAACTTCAGTTTGAAAAAAGAGCATTTCAGCAACAAGCTCAAGCAGAAAAAGAAGCGTCGATCGAATCCGGTGGAAGTTCATTTCAAAATCCGTTTAGTAATTTAGGAGAAAAACTCGACGCGATAAAAGATAATGCCAAAGAAAGAGCTGGAACTGTAGGAAAGCTTTTAATCGGTGCCGGTTTGCTTGGTACTCTTGGCCTCGCTGCTCTTGGAAATTTAGACACATCACAATTAGAAGAACTAAAATCGAATTGGGCGGCTTTTACTGATAAGATATCTCCTATCATTGGTTTCGTTCAAAATTTTGCAGCCGCATTGGGCACAACAGCAATCGCAGGAGCGGCAGTAGGAAGTGTTTTCGGTTGGAGAGGAGCACTCCTCGGATTAATTGGCGGGAAAATATATGAAGATGCTTATGGAACATTTAATGAAAAAACAGGACAAAGAGAAGGTGGTCAAGGACTGCTTTCATCGATAGTTAGTAATTTTCCACTCGCAGCGGTAGCTATAGCTCCTGTCACCGCTATTAAATTTGCATATAAAGGACTTAAAACTATAGCAGGTGCACTTACTGCTTTTACAAAAAAACAAGCAGCAAGATTTATGGCATGGTTTGCAGAAAAAGCCTTTATACGTTTCGCTTTCTCTGCATACGGTAAAAATAGATTGTGGAATCTTTTCTTAAGATACTTAGAAAAGAAAGCTCAGCAAAGACTTCTTGCTCAAATTGCTGCTGTGGCCGCTACGACCGCCGCTACTACTGCTGCTGAAGCTACACTAGCTGCCACCGGTATAGGTGCACCAGTGGCTGCGGTTTCTGCCGTGGTAACAAAGCTAATAGCAGCAGGTTTTACTGCTTGGTTGCTATGGGATTTGTATCAAATTTGGGTAGAATTCTCGGAAACAGCAGAAGCGAGAGCACAAGAAGCTACCGACGATGAAAGAGCAAATGCATCGCCTGTATCTACAGCCGCAACACCTGACGCGACAGCAACATCCGGATCTGCAAATATATCAGGCGCTCCTGTGGCTTCTGCAGCTCAAACACAAAATCTTCCTTCAATTCCTGCAGACGTAGAAAAAATCCTTGCTACTATCAGAACACGCGAGTCTGGTGGCAATTATGGTATTCCACATCCTAATGGCATGCCAGGTCAAACTGCATCCGGCGCTTATGCATTTACAAATGGATCTTGGAGAGGATTAACTAAAAAGTATAATATAGGAACAGAATATAGTAGCGCCTATCTTGCTCCGCCGCCTATTCAAGATGCTGTTGCCGCAAAATACGTTCAAGAAATATTACAAAAAGCCGGCGGTGATGTTTCGAAAGTTCCACTTGCCTGGTATACAGGCAATATACAAGGAAAGATGTCTGCAAAGGCGCTTGCTATAAACAATGGTATGACTCCACAAGCATATCAAGCAAAATGGATGGCAGATTATACCGGTGGAAAATATTCGGCTTCTTCTTATGATTCGCAAGGAGCAAGTTCGCAAGAATCAAAAGGTGTTATGGGTTCTCTTGCTGATTTAGGCAAAGGCGCAATTGAAAGCGCCGGTAAAGTGTTTCAAGCCAGTCTTGGAGAGATGAGTCTTACAACCGGTTCGCAGTTATCTAATAAATTTAATAATAATATGCAAACTCCTGTAAAATCAGAATCTGCGGCAGCTGCCAAAATTTCTAAAATATCTACAGAATTACAAAACACGGTTGATTTAGGGAAATTAGATTCTACTAAAGCAGCAACCGAACCAGCATCTGCAAATATATCTCCTATTGGAAAACCCGGATCTTCAAACGATAGTAAGCGAGATCACTTTGATCCGAATTACCCAAGCGATAGCTTGCTTATGGAAAAATATATGCAACATCAAAAATTGGTAATTGCATAATGGCTGAACCGGTTACGATTGGCGGCCAAACCTTCATTAAAACTGGTGATGGATGGGTAGATCAAAAAACAAAAATAAAAGCGCCCGAAGGCTTACTTAAGCTTCTGAATAATCTTCAATCTGAGAATTCTCTTTCTGAAGGCAAGAAGAAGCGTGTTCGTATTGATCCTTCTCGACCTGTTATAAAACTCGGTAAAACAGAATATGTATGGGATCTCAACGGAAAAGTATGGATCGATAAGAAAACAAGAGAAGCTTCGAATCCGCGTTTTAGCTTATTGATTGAAGCAACATATCAGTCGACACTCGGCAGTGATCAGTTACAAGATCCCGGTACACCAACTCCAAGCACTGCGGCCGCAAAAGCAGCAATGAAAGATGTGCTTGCAAATAATATGTTTGCAACAAATCAAAAAACAAAAACTTCGAAGACAGGAAGCGGCACACTTCCTTCAATGAGTAATATTAAAATTAATTCTCCTATCGTTCAGATGATAGAGAAGCTAGCTACGATTGACGGTTATCTCAAGCAAAGATTAAATAACAATATATCTTCATATAATACGCGCAGTGTTTCTACAAAAGAACAATCGATAGAACAAGGTGCATCGCAAACAGATGCTACTCCTAATTTAGAACAAGAAAAAGTCGATGCTGAAGTAGAAAAAGCAAATAAAGAATCGAATGGTATATTATTAGGTGCAGCTGTTGCAGCTGGAGCTCTTTTTATATCTCAACTCGATCCGGTAAAAGAAACTTTTAATGCTATTGTAAACTTTGCAAAAGGTGTTTATGATTTTGCATCAGGAATAGCTGGAGTTTTTAATGATGGCCTACGCAATATTGTAGGAACTCCAGAGTCAAGAGCAGCAGAAAAATTATCAACTGAAACTGGTTCTTCTGCAACAGGCGTAACACAACCTTCCGCCGAAATGCAACAAACCAACGACCAATCAGAAGATTCCACAGCATTTTCAGGTCCAAAACAACCTGTTACTTCTGGCAATAAAGCTTCAAGTGGACCGAATTCACCCGAAGAAATTTTAACTGCTTTTCCGGGGCCTAAATCTTCTTCAAAATCCGGTACTTCCGGTGGCACAACAGGGTCAAAAGGTTCTGATGCTACTCGCGCTTCTTCTGCAACCGCTGTAACGCCTTCTTCTTCTGCAACCGCTGTAACGCCTTCTTCTTCTGCAGCTACAACTCCTTCTTCTGCAGCTACAACTCCTGCTTCTGCAACTCCTGCAGCTACTCCAGCTACTACGGCACCAGCTAATGGTACAAAATCTACGGCGCCGGCACAAGCAACTCAAACGGGTGGATCTTCTCCTAGCGCAACTTCTAATCAATCATTGAGTAAAGCTACTCGACTAGCTGCTAGTCAAGTTGGTATTGGTGAATCACAAATAGGCAACTATTTAAGACAAGGTGGCGTCGGATTAGATCCGCGAAATGAAAAATGGTGCTCGGCATTTGTAAACTCTACACTCGCTCAAGTTGGATTAAAAGGCGCAACTAACATAGCTAATAGCTTTCAAAAGTGGGGAGATAATGTTCCAGTGTCTTCTGTTCAAGAAGGCGACATTGTTATTCAAACTCGTGGTTTAGGTCCAGATGTTGCTGGTGGCCATATAGGTATCGCAACAGGCGTAAGACAAGGAAACAAAGTCGAGCTCATAGCCGGTAACACTAGCAATAAAGTTAAGAGATATTTTTTAGATAACAATGCTAAAAATGGATTGCAAATAAGAAGATATAACCCGCAAAAACCATATGGCAAAGGAGCAGTGGGAGGAGCGCCATTAGGAGGAACCGGAGATAGCGCTTTGGAACAAGCGGTTGGAGCCGGCGTTGATTTAACGGAGGGCGCGATCAAGGCAGTTGGAAATATTCTAAGTGCTGCTTTAGGACCTATGAGTATTACTACTGGATCACAACTTCAAAATAGTTTTAATAGTACAATGTCAAGTGATATAGGAAAAGCAGCAAGAGAAAAAACAAATGCGATTGTCGATTCAAAAATTATAGAATCTGCAGCTGCTACGATAAAGACGAGTTCAGCAGATACAAAGGCTTCTGCGAGTTCTTCTCAAATGCAAATCGCTGAGTCGACTGGAGATAACGCCAGCATTCAATATTACTTAACTCGTATGGGATTTGCGCCGCTCGATTATAAACAAGCGGCAAGAGCATAAAAAAAGGGCGACCGAAGCCGCCCTTTCCCACCTTATCAATCTTCTTCGGCAAGCCGTTTGAAGAAATCGAGATCATCGTCGTCTTCATCGACCGTAGAAGCTGCAGCAGGTGCAGCAGCCGCCTTGAAGGTAGGCGCAGGAGCTTTATACTCCTCTTCATCACGATCAACTCCGCGAATCTTGGCAGGTTCCGCAGAAAGTGCCAAGACAGTGTTCAGACGAGTCTTAAGATCCTCATAAGACTTGAATTGCTTTGCATCTACGAGCTCAGCGAGCGGATACTCTTGAGTGTAGACACGTTCAAGCTCACTGTCATCATCGAACAGTGGTGCGGGAGAGTCGAATTCTGACTTATCGTAATTAGGCCAACCTTCGACCTTACGAATTTTGAGCTTGAAATTAGCA